GTCAGGGTTCTCGCCTAAGTCACCTAATAATTGTTTATAATCTACTTTTTTCACTTGCTGCTCTCCTGACTTCTTCTGAGTGGTCTATGTGGTAACTTAATAAGTTTAAGAATTGAATAATCGGTAAGTTCAAAAAGTAATCCCATTTCGTTTTATCGTTGTTAGACAGGTTGTCTATTGTGGCAACCCATCCCCATTTTTTTGCAAATTCGTTTCCTTGAGTTTCCTCTCCAATTCCCTTAGTTGATTGAGGGAATAAGTTTGGATATCTTTCAATGAGTTGTTTAATATTTGGCAAAAAAAAAGCGTAATCGGATAAGCCTGTAATATTGTCATGTGCTCAAGTAAGTGATTACTTATCTCCTCATGGTTATCACCGTTATACTCCTCAACCTTTCCCAATCCCCACCAACCGCCAATAGGTCTAATTACTGATGCAAGTATCTTATGAACATTCTTTGCGGGGTCAGTTGATGCGAAGTGCTGAATGTCGATGAATTGGCCCGCTGTTAATTTACTCACGTTGTAATCAACCTTAAACCACTTGCCGCCAATCTTAATCTTATCTTTTAACTTTGCTGCTATTGGTAGACTTTCAAGTTGACTCAACTTATTATCTAAGGCGAATATATCTTCAACTTCTCTTTTGTAGATTTCCACAACAGGAACTTTGAACACGATTGCAAGTCTATTGGCTGCGTATTCCAAGCGGTCCAAATGCTTATTAATAGAATTTAGTTCGATTGCTTGACTTAGGTTTAATTCTTCGTATATCTTTCGCATTGTTTTAAAGTATTATTTTAGGCTCGAATTGTAACGTATTTCCCTTTTAAGTTCTCGTTTAGTTTCATTAAAGCTAAATATCTGCTACTATCAATTAAGTGATTATTGAAGTCCACAGGTTCGTTAATTGCCTTGCCTGCCTTATCTGTTTTCCACTTATACGTCCTGAATTCCTTTTGCAGATTTGAGCCGATTAAAAAGATTTTAAAACGTCTAAGAATGTCGATTGAATTAATAATCGAGTCCTTGCCCTTTGCCGTTGGTTTGATGTTGAATCCCATTCGATAAACTTCCTCAATACTTTTAGGCTCTGCACTATCAGCAAAGATTTCATCTCTTTTGTTGATTCCTAATTCAGTTAGTTTCTTGGCAATGTCTTGATTAGTCAATCCTCTTTCGTAAAGTTTCTCAACTAAGTACAATTCATTGTCACGTCTGTAAACTGAAACTAAAGCTGTGGGGTCATTCGTAAAACCCCAATCCAATCCATGACCGATAAACTTCGCATTCTCAGGAACTGCGAAACAATTAACCCAATTGTTAAAGACTAATCCAACTAACTGACCGCGTTCACCTAATCCGAATATCTTCCAGTACTCAGGGTCTGCATCTTTAAGACTTTCAATTTCTCTTTTAAGTGCATCAGGTAGGTGGGGATTATCTTTGTAAGTGGTTATTAAAGTTGAGCAATCTTCTCGGGTAAGTACTTGGTCATAAATCCAATGTTCGAAGTCTGAGGGGTTGTAGTCAATGATAACCTTTCCTGATGTTCTTAAAAGTAATTGACGCCAATCTTCAATGTCTATTTCGTTTGCTTCGTTAATAAATAGTATGTCACGTTTCCTGCCTCGAATCTTTTTAGCGTCATCTATTGAAAAGAACTCAATCAGGTTTTTATTAAGTAAGTAAGTGTTTTCTGTTTTGTTATGGTCAGTTTCGTTGTACCAACCTAAACTATTCATTATCTCGATGAAGTCACGCATAGCTGATGACTTTAAAGCAGGTAAGGTTTTACGCACTATTGAAATAGTCATGCCTTGATACTTATGGCACGTTCTTATAATCCATTGAAGGGCGGAATAGGTTTTGCCAGTCAGGAACGTGTGCCGCCTTGCAGGGCTAACACACGCTTTGATTTAATGTTTTGTTCTATGAATAAAAGATTAGGATTGTATTGAGTCATGTTTTGGCAAATTGATATAACTTAAAATGCGGGTTTTGTCTTTGTAAACTATTGATTTTAGGTGAAACACTTAGTTTTGTTTTGGTAATTGTTCCACGTTCAAATCATTACTCAACCAATCAGGTAATTTATTGACGTTGATGTTATGTTCGCTTGAAGTCTTATCTGTTAAGCCGTTAAGTCTTTGAGTAATAGAAGGATTGTAGATTCCAATTAACCCACCTAAGATTTGATTGTTTCTGATTTCTTCTTTTATATGCGAACAGATACTCCCGAAGTCATCATAAAGTCCGTCTTTATTAACAAAATACTGCTCAATTTTGCCGTATTCATTATAGCAATAAACCTTAAATCCTTCAAACGTATAAGGCAGTTTGTATTTGTCTGTTACTCTTTCACCGTCTTTACCAACGTATTGAACCTTTAACCAATCTTTGGCCTTTTCGTCAAGGTCTTTTTTGTAGCGTTCGAAAGCTGCATAAAGTTCATCAGGTGTTTTAAATATTCTTGTTGGGTGCATTTATTACCTCCTTGTATAATTCTAATCTTAATTCGTTTACCTTTTCTATATTGTGATTCTCTTTAACCTCATTGTAAAGGTTTTCAGATAGTTCACTTCTTAACTCTGGCAAAGTTATGAGTTTTTTCATTTGTTTGAACCATTCTTTTTTATTTGCCGTCAGACAGTTCTTTTTATTCTTTGCTATATTGGTGTAGGGATATTCATCTGAAACGATTACAGATACCTTCTTTGCACCCATTTCAAGCATCTTCAATTCAGACTTGCATCTATTGAAGGGTGTATCTTTTAAAGGGATTAAACCAATGTCAAACATATCATAAGCACTGGCATAGGTGAAGGCATCCATTCCGTTTATCCTGCAATATTGTTCTTGACTTATTCGGTAACCACTCGTGAAAATGTTTTCGTACTCTTTCCACATAGCGTCTCCTTCGATAAATCCGCTCAAGATTAGTCTGTACTTGTTTTGAGTTTCGGGGTCTGATTTTAGTTGTAAGAATGATTCTGCAAGTAGTATTAAATCGTGGTGATGTGTTACCGACCCGCTCCAACCTATTTGAATGTGGTCCGTTTTCATTCGCTTTACTTTTAGGTCAGGTTTGAATTGGTCCTGACTAAAGTCGATTGCATTTGGAATAACGTGAACATTCTTATTCAATGGACTCACCATGTTTGCAAGGTGTTCGGTCGTTACCATTACTGCATTTGCTTGCTGCAGGTTGTAGGTAATCTGTTGAGCGGTCTTTTTGTTGACCCAATCTTTTTTAAGTGGGTGATTATGTGGCAACACCCATGTATCATCCCTATCAATTATAACAGGGATTCCGATTCGTTTAATTTGTTTCCAGAGTATTTCTTGAAAACCCATTTTTGAAACTACTGAACTTGAAACGATTAAATCGAATTGATGAAAGAATGAATCGGGCAAATGGTCAATGATGTGAGCAGTTGTTATCTCGACTTCCTCTAATTCGTTTAGCTTTCCATGTGGAATTAAAAGTCGGTGATATTCAACTCCGCTTATTTTCTTGTCACAAACTTGAAGTATTTTCATACTTTTAAATTAATATCAGGGTTTAACTTGATAAATCTTTCAGGCTCTACACTTATTGAAGCATTTAGCTTTGATTCAGTAATACAAATTTCATGTAATAAATCAGATATTTGCTTGTGCTGATTAGAAGAATGAGTAATTATAAAGTCCTCAAACTTATACTCGTTTTCTTTTATTTTTATTGATATTTTCATTTTATAAAAACTATTTGTTCATGCCCTAATTTCCATTGTGAACATTCTTTAAGATACAAACCGCAACGCATAGCCATATCTACTAAATGATTTAAACTATAAATCCAAATGTGTTCAGTTTCGTGGAATTGCTTTTCATCCATTATATCAGGTTCAAACATTATCGGTGCTTGAATTATTAGCCTCCCACCTTCGCAAAGTAATCGGTGGCACTCTTTTAAAAATGCCATGCCGTCCTCAACGTGTTCGAATACGTCTAAGGCTATAATGTTTGAGAATGTTTCAGGCTGCCAATCTTTCGTAATCTCGGGAAAGAAACCAAAATCAAGTTTAGCCGATTGTGCCAAATGTTGAATATCATTTTTGTAAACTTCATCGACTTCGATTCCATGCGTTTGGAAGGTTTCAGATAATTCACCTAAAAGAATACCCGGAGCGCAAGCTATTTCTAAAATAGTTTTAGGTTCAATATTGGTTAATGCTTCTTTTACAAGTTCATTCTTTTCTCTTACGTTGTTAACTTGCTCATGAATAGTTGAATGATTTTGCTTTGCTGACCAATATTGGTCTAAGTAAATATCTTCAGGCTTTTTAAAGTAGTTAGATTTGTAACTACCTTCGGGGGTTTTGGTATAGTGTTCTCTCATTTTAAAAATTGGTTAAGTGCATATTCAAATCCCTCTTGATTAAATATGTCAAACGCTTTGCCCCCACATGGAATTACGTTAGGACATCCGAAATAAGTTTCTAAGATTCTATTTGATTTTAATTGTTCAGATATGGCAAAGTTCATTGATTGATTGCCAATAAATACTTTACAATTGTTAATTAACTCTGCAACGTGATAAAAATTAACTGCTTGAACGTATTCTAAGTTTTTGATTACTTTACTCATTAAATGAAATTCGTGTTCAGTTCCCACAAAGTACTTAGGGTTTTTATATTGATTAAGTATTGAATAATCAATTAGCCCGTTTTGGTATCGTTCAGTTCTATTAATTAATATTGCATCTTCTAAATTTTTATACTTTTGAACTTTTATTGTTGGTTCAATTAAATCACAAGTCAATTCAGGGAACGTCTGAAAGTACCACCTCGATATATTCCCC